AAGTGACATTGATCTCTTGTTGTGATTGCAAGCTGTGCATGCTGGCATTAGATTCTCAATTACATCGTTTTCGGTTTTTTCTGGCTTACCTGTTGTTAGATCACGTACCACAGCTTCTAGGTGATCTGCATGCCACTTGTCACCCAAAACACAACCACAGTAAGCACAATGACCATCATATTTTTTCTTGAGTTCTTCACGTTGAGTCTTAGTTAGTTTCATCACTTCACCCTCTCATCAAACTTCTTGCAATTTGGACTGGTGTCACAGTCGCGGAGATCTTCTAAATCAATGCGGTGACCTGCTGCTATTTCTTCAAATGTGGCGTGGCGAAATAAACTTTTATGAAATCCGTGATGTTCAAAAACAAGCCAAGTGCCACTAATAAGCTCTTGCACAATTCTTATTCCGCCATGCAATTCATAGCTAATAGCTACAACCTTATCCCCAACCTTAAACATGCTCACCTCCATAAATCGACTCGTAGTCTGCGATGGCTTGTTTTAATCGCACTACTCTCGGTGAGTCATAATCCCAGTCAAGATCAAGATATTTAATTTCATGCTGAGCGTTAATAACCCCACCATATGATTTGACTAAATCCACGCTCTCAACGAGTCGCTTGAGGTCGGGATAAGTAAAACCATTAGTTGTGCGATGCCACATTCCATTTATTACAGTGATTTGCATATCATCAGGACAACCAAGCTTATGTAAGCGAGCTAATAGCTCCCTCGCCTTCTCAACACCTTGCTCTTTTAAGAATTGGATCGCGTTCATTGGCTTTGTTCCTCGTCACGATTTGTCACGTCAGCCTTAGCAACTTCTAACAATCCGCACTTACGCAATTTCAAGTACAAACGGTTTGCTTCGAGTGTTTCTTTAGTTCTAAGCCCTTGATTGTATTTACTTCTCAAAGTCATCATTAGTTTGAAGTTCATGCCGCCACCTCTAATTCTTTTCGTGCTTTCATGATTTTGTTGTACGTACCCAAAGTGCATCTATTTTTACGGGTCTTAATATGAGTTAACGTTGATTGAGTGCAACCAACCATCCTTGCTAAGTCTTTGTGCAAGCCATTGAAGTTTTTTAGCCAAATAACAACTTCTAAAGCTTGTGCCTCCGTTGGGTAGCGTCTTGGCTCTACTGGCTTTGTTGGTTTTAAGGGTTTATCTTGCTCTTTCTGCATAATTTCAAAAATAGGCAACTCAGCGATTAAGTGATGCTCTGTTCCGCTCTCTAATGCACGCTTTACTTCTTTAACAGTGCAAAGCTCATAATCAGGTCGCCCTTTCTTTACTGCTAGATTCTGCAAAGCTGTTCTAATTTGTGTAAGTGTTGGGGTCATGCCGCTTTACCTCTCTCATGGAAAGATTTCTTATTGTTTTTACGTTTAGAACGTCCAGCCTTGTAGACCGCTTCATAGCATCCTTTGCATGCTGAATCTGGTCTATGAACTACAGTTCCATCTTTCAGCGTATCTTTGACCATGTACCAAAAATCAGAATCAGCAGGCCAGTATTCTTGACAGTGCTTGCAAAGCTTCTCGCGTCCTAATTCTGTTTCGATGAATTTTGGAGTTGCTTTTTCGCACCAATCCACAGTTTGATTATCTAGAGGATGTTTCACGCTGCACCTCCCACTTCTTCACTAATACCAACAAAGCGACAAATATCTAAACGGTCCATAACTCGAACTACGCCACGTTTGCCATGTCGATTTTTAGCGACGATGATTTCTGTCATTCCACTTGGTAGTTCATCTTCTGAGTTGAGAATTGGGTGAGCTAAAATAATTTGATCAGCGTCTTGCTCGATCTGTCCCGATTCTTTGAGATCAGAGGCTTTAGGACGTTTACCTTTCTCTGATTCACGGTTTAACTGAGCTAATGCAATCACTGGGCAATTGAACTCTTTCGCTAGCGCCTTTAAATCACGGCTAATTGAACTGACTTCTTGATAGCGATCTTTCTTGCTTGGATCTCGCACAAGCTGCAAGTAATCAATGATGATGCAACCAAGCTGCTTGTATTTGCGCTTTGCTTTACGAGCGTATGAATGGATTTCTGCTATCGTTGGTTTTTGCTTGTCTTCAATGTGAATAGGTAATTTCTCAAAGCGACTTTGAGCTTCTGCAAACTGCTGCAACATGCCATCAAACAATTGAGCATTGTGAATATTGTCGTAAGGAATATGCGTTAAAGCTGATACACAACGATTTGTGAATGTCTCTACATCCATTTCAGCCGAAACAACCAAAACAGCTTCTCTGTACTGAATAGCAGTCTGAATAGCGACCATTTGCGCCAGTGTTGATTTACCTGAACCAGGTCTACCACCAATCACACAAAAATGACCTTTCTGAATCAATCCAACCAGGTTATCCAAGTGAGCTAGATTGAATTTAACGCCAGCGTATTGCTTATTGTTTTTCGCTTCCGCTTTCTCTATCAAGCGATCCACAGAACGTTTGAGTGCTTCTTCAAAAGTAAAGCTAGATTTTTCAGCATCAGTTCCAGTTTTCTTGCCATCAAGAATTGCTTCAGCTGCAATGTGAATATCAGGAATGGTTAAGTCTTGCGAGATTTGTGCAATACTTTCACCCATCTTCTCAACTTCACGGTGAGCTTTGAACTTGTTTAGTTCTGCTGTGTATGATTCAAGGTTGTAAAAACTCGAAGGCGCTTCACTGCTCATTTGCAGCAAGTACTCAGCACCACCCATCAAGTGAATTACGTTTTTTTGTTTGAGTTGTTGCTCAACCATTACGAAATCGTAAGGCTTGTTGTCATTCGCAAGTTCAGCAATTGCTGTGAAGATTTGCTTATGTCTTTCAGGAAAGAAGCAGTCCACATCAAGATCATTGCTCACCACATCAAACGAGTTTGCAACTGTCATCAGCGCTGTAAGAACAGCTTGTTCCATCGGGATATTGTGGATATGACTCATTACCAATCCCCCATTTCCGTTTTGATGTTTTCAGGGTTAATGGCTTGAGTGTTGTTTTGCTCTGCTTGCTTGAAAAGTTTTTCAACAAGTTTGAAATCTCGCTTTACCCACTTCACGAAGTTTGAATACATTTGAGTGGTAGTCACTGCACCAGTGTGAATTTTGCTTTCGTAGTGAGGATTGATTTCAAGTAGTAATTCCTCAACTTGGGCTTGATTGATTTTTGGTAAGCCCGATCTTTGCATCCAAGAGTTGAGTTGGTGTAAATCAGGTTCCCAAATTTTTAAAACTTCTTCGACTTGGTTCTCTTGCTGCGCACTTTCTTTTAAGTTTATTTTCTTTTCTTTTACAGAGTGACATTTGATGCTACTAGTTCCAGTATCATTTGATGTTACTAGTCTAGGTGCATTAGATGTAACTACTTTTGATGTACTAGTATCATTTGATGCTACTAGTTCAACAGATAATCTTGACTCAAAAGTGATTTCATAACTGGTAGCTTTACCCAAAGTTTTAGTGATGCTTACAAGGTTGTATTTTGCTAAATCAGACATAGCTTTTCTGACAGTTCTTTTGTCTTTAAAGCCTGCTAATTTCAAAATTAATGATTCACCAATAGCTTTGTTTTCTTCATGAAAGCCTTTGATGTGTCTGTTAAGCAAAACTAGACATTTGATAGCCTCACCACTTAAAACAGCTAAATAACCTTCATCACAAACAAAATTAGGCAATGGTGTGTAACCATCTTCTTTTTTGGACATGGCTTTTTGCTCATTCCTTTTTGCTGTGCTTGGATGAATGTCTACATTCTCCAAAGGCATAATTTTTAATGCATTCATCAGCCACCCCACACAAAACAAGCCAGTTCAGCCTTAGCCTTTGCCAAAGCAACTGAATTTTCGAGTGTCCGATTAAGCGTGTAAGCCTCAACCGCTTTCTGAAACAAACTAATCTTCCGATTTAGTTCAATGTCTGCTAATATTTGATGGTTCATTTGATTTATCTCCAATGCAACATGAAGCTTGATCTAGTACATCAGGCTTTTTCTTTGTCTAAATCCCTTACATTCCCATCCAATCCCTCAGCAAAAATTACTTCTGTTGAGAGATCCCGCATCAAAGCTCCTAATCCCAAGCGCTCAAATGATTTTGCTTGTAAATTAAGTACATGCCACTCACCTGCTATTTCCTTCTCAAGGAGATATGCAAGATATTGAGCAAGGTCTTTACCTTTAATTTCAGCCAGAACTTTTGCTCGTTCATGGTTTTCAGGAGACAAACGCACATGCGTAGATTTTTTATCAAGGCTCATTGTTTTGTCCTTTTAAGCGCTTAACGCTTGTAGATCGGCTTTAAGTTTGCCTTTGGTTTTGACTTGCAAGACTGCTTGAGTTCTAGCTGGTATGCCGTTGTGTTCCCATTTCCAAAGGGTCACAGTTGAATATCCAGTTTTTTCAGACAGCTCTTTCCGATTTTTACAATCGTGGTAAGTCATAAGGTCACTAATTTTCATGGTTACACCAAGTTAACTATAGTTAATAAACCAAATTTATCACTTGTTAACCATAGTTTCAATAGATCGTATTAACATTAGTTAATGTTTTTGGAATATTTGTTATGTCTTTACATGCTCGCATTAAGCAAAAACTTGAAGAAAAAAATTTAAGAGCAGCGGATTTAGCTAGAGCCACAAAAAAGTCTCCTGTGGCTGTAAAAAAGTGGTTGGATGGGGTTAGCGTACCAACAGCAGACAACCTAAAAGTAATAGCTAAGTTCTTAGGTGTTAGTGATGACTGGTTATTGTATGGCGGCAAATACGAACAAAAACTTGATAACAATATTGCTCCAGTTAGCTCGAAACTAATCCCAGTATTATCTTGGGTGCAGGCAGGTACAATGACATCGGTTGAGGCTATAGACCCTAAAAATATAAATGAATGGTTGCCGCCATTAAGCGCTGATGATCCAGATGGGTGTTTTTACCTAAGAGTGGTTGGTGTAAGTAATTATCCAACCTATGCTGATGGTGATTACATCCTTGTAAACCCAAGTTATCAGGTTTGTGATTTGATCTCGGAAGACCTTGTGGTTGTGCGTAGTAATTCAGACGCAACATTCAAGAAGCTTGTGATTGAAAGTGACGAAAGAAAATATTTGCAGGCGCTAAACCCAAATTTTCAGCCAAACATCATTGAATTTGAGGAAGGTATGGAACTTGTGGGATTGGTGATTGATGCATTTAGACCTTTAGGCGGTTCACGTCCAAAGCGTGTTAGAAAAAGTTAAAAATAAGGATAATAAAGTGGAGTACAGTGACTTCATAGTTTACGTTGATGAAAGTGGAAGTGTTGATATGCTCAATAATGATCCAGACTTTCCAGTTTTTGTTTTATCTTTTTGTGTTTTTCATAAGAGATATTACACAGATACGGTTGTCAAATCGGTTGAGCAATTAAAGTTCAAGCACTTCGGACACGATATAATAATCTTGCATGAAAGAGATATAAGAAAAAGAACTTCGCATTTTGCAGGTTTCGATAAAATCCGTATGTCATCGCTTATGAGCGACCTAAATGGATTAATGAGTGATAATAATTTTATTTTGATTAGTTCTGTTATTCGCAAAGATAAGTTAATCAAGCGTGATGCAAATCCTTATGAAGTAGCAATGAAGTTTTGCCTAGAACGACTTTATTTTTTTCTTAGAGAAAAGAATCAAAACAATCGCTTAACACATATTGTTGTTGAATCAAGAGGAAAAAACGAAGATTCACAACTAGAGCTTGGTTTTAGAAGAATTTGTGATCTATCTGGAAACTATCACAACAAAACCCTCCCTTTTGAAATAATTTTTGCTTCAAAAAAAACCAATTCATCTGGCTTGCAATTTGCGGATTTAGTCGCTAGACCAATCGGAAGGCATGTTATTAACCCTTCTCAATCAAATAGAGCATTTGACATATTAAAAGCTAAGTTTTATTGCAAAGGTGGTAGGGGTGCAGTTGGAAGTAACTATAATGGATATGGTTTAAAAATATACCCTTAAAAAAACAAAGAGCCTTGATGTATGCACCAAAGCTCTTTGCCGACCGGGAATGCCCAATCCATGAATGCATTATAGATAAAGCTATCATGTACATCAAGAATTATTAACGTTTATTAACATTCAGCCCACCCAGCGTGGGTTTTCTTTTGTCTATTAAAACATGAATCATGGTTAATAAAAATATTAACCTATGTTAACTTTTTACTTGACTAACAAATTAACCATAGTTAATATTTATCTCACAGACAACAAAAAAGCGGCTTGAAGTTCGAAGGTCAGCCGCTTTACTCAGTGAGTAATTTAAGTATGAACATAAAAAACAGTTTGGTCAAATCAATCGGCTTTGCAGGCGTAGTAACTGCATTAACTGCTGCTTATGCGTTTCAACCTGCTAAGCCTGAACCAGTCTATGTAATGGCACCTTTCAAGCTTGACGAAATCAATGTCAAGGCTGAGCAAGCAACTCTTTTAACTGCAAACGATGAATATTCGCTTGAAGTCGAGTTTGACGCTGAATACTTCAACGATGGAAATGGCGTGGGCCACAACTGGCGTGATGTTGAAGTAAAAGAAATCAAAGACATTCGCGTCTATGACGAAGATGGCGAAATCCAAGCCTACGTTGATCGTCTCGATGTTGTAGAGATCAAAGACATTATCGAACAAGAACTAAGAGAGCGCGTTTAAGCGCTCCGTGGAGATCGTTATGAATGACCCTTGGAAAGAATTTGCAGCGTTTATGTTCTTTGTCTTTATCGGTTTATTTGCAGCTCTGATCGTACTTTACAAAGTGATCTGCCCTGCTGTGTGGAGTGTGTGAGATGGAAAACTACAAAATCAAAGTGAACAACGAAGCGGAGAGTAGAGAAGCTCAGGAGTTGTTTTTTGAGTTGGGGTATTGCTGGAACACTGGATTGGGTGTTAAGAATTTGGATGCTAAATTTTTATACGCAAAAAACAATACAATCACAATGGGTTATTATTCTGATAGTTTTAGTGATAGTGGTTCAAAACAACTAACCCTCCCTCAACTTCGAGACATTGTTGTTTTGCATCGTAATGATGTGAAGGATGCGAATTTCAAACTATTTATTTCTCCTAGTCAGGGATGTTTGAGTCTTTATAAAGCATCTGATGATGTGTTCTATGTTTATGCGGATAAGTCGAAATGCTGGGATAAAAGCAGATCAGTGGGTATTAAAAATAAAGATTTAGAGCCAATACAAGATTCTAAAAAAGACGAACAAGGTCTGATTAGTGGGGCTGATGCTTTACGTGCGCTAGCAGATGGGAGAGAGGTTGAATTTCTTCATGATAGTCATGGCTGGGTTAACTGTTTGGGTTTGAACATCGAACAAGTAATTAGTGGATTATTCAAGCTACGCCTCAAACCCCGCACCATAACTCTAAACGTAGAGATTCCTGCGCCTTTTGAGCCGAAGGAAGGCGAAGAATATTTTCTACTTAACCCTTTTCAGGAATGTGGTTACGACGCATACATTTTTGATTCAAATGGTTGCGACCATATCTATGTTCAATTTGGAGCATGGCGCACCGAAGAAGAAATTAAGAAAGTTGTAGCAGCTTTGCGTGGAGGGGTTAAAGCATGAACGCTCATCCTGAACTTATCGAAATCACGCGCTTAAACCATCGAATTAACGATGCTGTAAGTGATTTGCTTAGTCTTTCAAATGAATCTGACACGATCGTAACTCAAAGCGGAAACATGATTAATTTTAATTATGTAGGACGTGGCACAGAAAGCATTGGATTAAGCATAAGCGACCAATATTCAACAAAAACTAGAGCGGCTTATTTAACTGAAACGCTTAGCCGCCTTAATCAAATCAAAGCTGAATTAACAGCCTAGTGAGAACAAATCTGCGCAATTTATCCAAAAAAGCAAGGAAATTGTGCAGATATTTGCTCGGAGAATAGAGATGAATGCTCAAGTTAATGAATTACAAGTTATAGATCAAAAAGAAATCGCATTGGCATTTAACAATGATCAAGGCATCCAAGCGATTATTGATAATATCAAAGCGCAAGTTAATGAAAAATTTGAAGGTGTGGTTTGGGATTTTTCTAAGAAAAAAGACCGCGACATTGTTGCTTCATTAGCTTATAAAGTTGGTCGCTCAAAAACTGCTATTGATGCAGAGGGTAAAAAACTAAAAGAACAATATACAGTTTTCACCAAAAAAATTGATGCCGAACGAAAACTAGCGCGTGAACAATTGGAAGCTGAGCAAGCGCGTATTCGCAAGCCACTTGATGAGTGGGAAGAAGCTCGAGAAGCTCACATCCAAGCTATTAAAGATCGTATCAGCGTATTTGATTCTGGTCGCGTTGATGCTTTCTCTAGTAGTGATTTGATCAAGCAAGTTATTAGCGAAGTCGAAGCTATTGCAATTGATGAAAGCTTTGAAGATTTTGCAAATGAAGCTGCAATCAAAAAAGATGCTGCGCTCAACTCTTTCAAAAAATCACTTGAAGAAGCACTGAAACGTGAAGCCGAACAAGCTGAATTAGAGCGTTTACGCAAAGAACAACAAGAGCGTGAACAACGTGAACGTGATGAGCGTATCGCTAAAGAAGCTGCTGATAAAGCACGTATTGAAGCCGAAGCAAAAGCACTGGCAGAACAGCGTCGAGTTGAGCGTGAAAAACGTGAAGCTGCTGAACGTGAAGCGCGTCTAAAAGCTGAAAAAGAAGCTGCTTTATTGCGTGAAGAACAATTGAAGCAACAAGCAATTGAACGTGAAAAACAGGCTGAAATTGACCGTAAAATTGCAATCGAGCAAGAACGTTTGCGTATTGAGCGTGAGCAAGTGGCTAAAGCTGAGGCTGAACGAAAAGCTGAAGAAGCGCGTCAAAAAAACCAAGCCCATCGTAAAAAAATCTGTGGTGAAGCTTTACAGGGTTTATTGGATTTAGGTGTTGATGAAGCTAAAGCAAAAGATATTTTGCAAGCAATTAACAAAGGTAAAGTTCCACACGTTTCACTTAACTTTTGAGGACTAGAAGATGAATGCGCCAGCACAAAATAATATCGTCTTAGCTCAAATGCACAAAGTTGCAGTGGCTTTTGACATGGTTGATGTAGATCCAGAGCAATTAAAGAAAACTTTAATTGATACCGTTTTCAAAGGTGCGAACGATGTGCAACTTGTTAGCCTTTTGATCGTTGCCAACCAGTACAAGCTCAACCCATTTACCAAAGAAATTTATGCCTTCCCTGCTAAGGGTGGTGGCATCACTCCTGTTGTTGGTATTGATGGTTGGGCGCGTATTATTAATGACAATCCTGTATGTGATGGAATCCAGTTTGAACAAGATGATGAGTCATGCACTTGTAAGATTTATCGCAAAGATCGCTCTCACCCTACTGTAGTAACAGAGTATCTGAGCGAATGTCAGGGTAAATCTGAGCCTTGGATAAAATACCCAAAACGCATGCTTCGACATAAAGCTTTAATTCAATGTGCTCGCGTGGCTTTTGGCTTCTCTGGTATTTACGACGAAGATGAAGCACGACGTATAGATGACTGCCAAACATCTAGTATGAAGATAGTTTCATCAGGCGTACCTGAAGGTTATGAAGAATTTGAAGATCAACACTTAAACAATATGCGAGCTTTGGCAATGGAAGGCTCAGAAGCTTTGCAGACTGGTTATGTTGAATTACCTAAAGGCGAATGCAAAAAATACTTCTGGTCAATTCACAGTGTTTCTTTGAAAGAAGCTGCTCAACGTGCTGACCAACCTCAAGGAGAAGTTTATGAACATTCTCCAGCGTAGTGGTGATTGGTATGCGGAACGCTGTGGCAAAGTCACAGCAAGCCGAGTTAAAGATTTAAATGCTAAACCGAGTAAAGGCAAAGCCTTAAATGCATTGGGTTTAACTATTTTAGCTGAGCGCCTTACTGGCGTTCAGAAAGAAACACCTACAAATTTTGCAATGCAATGGGGAATTGATAACGAGCCTTATGCAATCGCAGCATACGAAAATGAGACGGGTTTCTTTGTTAATGGCACAGGTTTAATCGACCACCCTTTCATTGAAATGTTTGGTGCTTCTCCTGATGGATTGGTCGGTGAAAATGGGCAGATCGAAGTGAAGTGTCCTGATACTACAACTCATTTAAATACACTACTCACTAAAGAAGTACCTGAAGAACACATACCTCAGATTACTTCGCAACTGGCTTGTACTCGTCGTCAATGGTGTGACTTTGTGAGCTATGACCCACGATTAGACCCTGAATTGCAGATCATCATTATTCGTGTTTTTGCTAAAGACCTGAATATTGAGGGTTTAGAGCGTGATGTTCGTGCATTCAATAGAACTATCGAAGAAGCAAAGGCTTCATTGGGAGTCACACCATGATCGAACTCAAACTTGGATTAATGTTTTTGATTTTATTTGGATTGGGAGTGGTGGCGACATGGTGAAGAATAAACGCATTGAACCTTGGGTGTCTGAAGCTTTCCTAATTTGGATTAGATACCTCGGCTATCGCATTGTGACTAAAGGTATTTACATTGAATTTATACCTACCTACCCAAGCAAAAATTTACCTCGTGGTGGCTCGATAGATCACTTGGGCAGATTGAATAAACAGGCAAGTAGGTTATTCACTGAATTTAAAGAGCATTTGGAGGCGTAAATGACTAAAGATATTGAGAGAGAGGCTTTTGAGGCAACTCAAAACACTAATGTGTTATTTGAGCGTATTGAATATATTGCATCTATGGATGCTTATATGCCTAAGCATGAATTTGCAAATAACTTAATTGTTATGCAGTCAGCAGAACGTTTTAACTTTGGTTGGTCAATGTGGAAATCTGCAACAGAACGCGCAGAGAAAAAACTCGAAGGTTGCGTGGTGGTGCCTATTGAGCCGACAGATTTAATGATCAATGCATATCGTGATAATTCTGTTGCGCCTGTATCAACTCTAAGCGTATCTGGCTATAAAGCAATGCTAGAAGCAGCTAGGGGCGGAAATGAGTAATCTATATCGAATTGAAACACTAGGTGACTTTCTGAAAATTCCTGCTGACCGCATTGAGGAATGCATGAAAGAACTAGCATGTCACCTAACGGCTATGCGCATGACAATTGATAACTTTGGCTTAGAACCACAAGGAAATGAAGTCAAATCTTTCACTTGGGAAGATGACGGAAAGCAGGACTTAGAAATTAAAGCATCTGTAGGAGATCAAACTATTAATGTGAAGTTTTCTAAAGAACCAAAAGCGGATACGGAGGGGTGAAGATGTTGACTGGTGTGATTTTAACAGAACGCAATATTGAAGATGCAATTAATAAAGGTGAAGTAAAAAGCCTTATTCACCATCTTGAAAATGTTGTAGTTCAGAAAGCTTTGATAAAAACACGCGGCAATATTTCTCAAGCTGCTAAATTGGTAAATATGAATCGCGGAACAGTTCGTAATATTCTTAAACGTGCGGAGGGTTAATGATGCAAAGGCCTTACTTAAAAACTTCCGAAGTAGGTCAACGATATGGCGGTGTTAGTGCTCGAACTATTCACCGCTGGCAAGAGACCAGAAGCTTTCCAAAACCAGCTATAAGCTATCGAGGCGGTTCAAATCTTTGGAAAGTATCAGACCTAGAAAAATGGGAAGAATCTCAAGCTATATCAGAGGGTACGGCATGACAATTTGCCGTAGCCTTTCCACCCACTTTGTTAATGCTTCTTTTTGTTCATCAAGATAATCATGCTTATCGTATGTTCTCCAAATTACTGGTAACACATGACCAAGCATGATTTCTGCTATATGCAGCTCAGTAATTGTCGACATGTTCGTTCTAAAAGTTCTTCGTAAATCGTGAAGTGACCAGTGGTCTAAAGTGACCTGTTCTTCTCTAAAAAGATATTCTGTCAAATCATAAGGCAAACTCAATAAAGCCCCTCTACTCACTGGCTGATGCTTATTTTTGGCGGTAACAAATAAAAATTCTGAGTCATTAAGAGTGGCTGCTAAATCAAACAGCTGTAAGGTTTCAGGTATTAGAGGTCTAATCAGCGGTTTTCTAGTTTTCTCACCGTTCTTGTGATTTTCAGGTGGAACAATCCAAATCATTGAATCTTTGTCTATATGCTCTTTTTTTGCTGTTCTTAATTCACCTGAACGGCAACCATAAATAAAGCATAATTGCACAAATATTCGATTTCTTATATACATACGACTACGCATTAAACCTTGCCATATATATGCAATTTCTTGGTCGTTAAGCGTCCTGTCTTTAGGAATGTACTCAATGTGAAGATCATCTTTTGCATCGATGTTGGCAAGTGGATTTAAAACACAAAGTTCGCGTTTTATGGCCCAGTTATACATCTGCTTTGTATTGGAGAGAATGCGCTCTGTGATTGATGGTTTTTGTTCGGCTAGTGGTTCAAGTAGATTAAGCCAATTTCTTACTGAAATCCTATTGGCTGGCAAATCACCAAACTCTTTGAACACATACAATTCGAATGAACGATAAATATCATTTGCACTTTTCTTATTTTTAAATAAATATTTTTCATGCCATTCATCAAAGATGCCTTTAAAAGTTAGGCTTTCACGATCCTGATTGATCTTCTCTAATTTTTTCTCAACCCTTGGGTCTATGCCTTTTTCAATGAGCGATCTAACCTCTAAAGCTTTTTCTCTAGCTTCTTTTAATGAGATCAAAGGGTAGCTGCCCAAATCAATACGAGCGCCTTTGCCATCAAATCTAAATCGGATTTGAAAGGTTATTTTCCCTTTTGCCGAAACTCTTGCACTTAAAGAATCTCTATCAGATTTTTCTTCTACTTTTTCTCTCGGCTTTCCAGAGTTAGATTTGAGCCATGTTTCTGTAATTGGCAT